TGGTAGTGCCTCTAGTAAGCATCAAAGCATAGAATTGCTCTGGACTTAACAAGATACCATTTGCAGAGTGATTATTGCTTTCAATTTGTGCAACTGAATCCAATAATTTCTCTACCTGAATAGTACGGAAACCTGAATAAGCCTCTGCATTAGTGATCAAACCACCAAGATTTGGTGAAACTCCAGATCCGTTCAATAGTTGAGCATCTTCAGCATCTAGGTACTGCTCTAGTAAGCGAGATTGAAGATAAGATCTCATTGCAGAGATATCATCCAACGCTTTACGAGTAATACGTAGGTAACCGGCAATAAACTCACTAGGTGCAACCTTTTCAGTTAAATCGTAATCAATCTGTGATTTCGATCCTGAATTATCAGCCCATGCTCCAACAGACCCTTCTGATCCAGTTTCCTGCAAGTAATGGACTGCCGATGTGGTCATAACTCCAGTTGGTAGTAAATTACGAATGTGCAACTTGCGAGGTGCTGCCGGGATGATACCTGGTAACATCTGAACGTTTGCAGCAGCAAGGTCAGTAATGTTACTTAGTGACATATCGCCAACAGTTTTCAATTCCATTGCAAACTGCTTGATCTCTTTTCTTTGGAATTTTGCCAAGTTATCAGCATTCTCATCCATTGCAGTTGCAAATGCCTGATTGAAAGTTACCGGAGCTTTGTCCTTTGCTTCCATTTTAAACCTGTTAGCTTCTGATTTGGCTTCAAGCAACGCTTTATCCATTTCGTCAAATTTAACAGTTGTAGATTTTTGTAAATCTTCTAGCTTTAAATCAGCCGCCTTTGTAGCTTCGCTGATAGCGTTTGCGATGATGGTCTTTGCCTCATCTAATGTTTTTGCTTTGTTTGCATCGAGCAACTCCTGAGCCTTTACTTCTAAATTGTCCATTTCTATTTCTTTAAGACGTTAATTAAACTT